GGTCTAAAGATGCTGATGGCGGTGCTATTTTCTAAAACCCACCATACGGCAAAGACATGAAGCTGTGGATGAGGAAGGCACACCTTGAATCTTGCGGGGGGGGGGGTATTGTTTGCGTAGTTCCAGCCAGAACAGACACAGCTTGGTGGTGGGATTACTGCGTACCTCACGAGATTAGGTTTATACGAGGTCGGCTTAAATACGGGGGGGGTAAACAATCTGCACCGTTCGCTTCTGCGATTGTAATCATGCGACCTTTGTAACCACAACTACAACCCTGTAATTACATAGGTGTAACCAAATGTGATAGTATTGTATGTTACTATTGGCGTTTCTTGTCCATAAGATAGACACACCCAATAGACGACAGGATGTCTAAACGTGACACAAACTTCATCAAGTGGGTTCATTCGCACAGAGGATCAGGCACTACTTGACACCGAGGCATTAAAGCTTAGGTCACTAGGCTGGTCATACCAACGAATTGCTGACTCAATAGGCACAACAAAGGCAACCGCCTACAACCGTTGCCAACGTGCGCTTGCTGCAATACCAGCAGAAGCCGTAGATGAGTACCGCAGAATAGAAGGCCAACGCCTTGATATGCTGATGGAAGTCGCTATGGAGAAGGCATTGTCAGGAGACAAGGGCGCACTATTCGCCATTGACCGAGTATTAGCAATACAAGAACGCGCTGCAAAACTAAGGGGTCTTGACGCACCAATCAAACACGAGGTCATTACCCTTGACTACATTCAGAGCGAGATACGTCGCCTTGAGGAAACGCTAGGGGAAGATGCAAACATTATCGACGCTGAAGTTGTTGGAACTGAAACGCCTCGAAGCCTTGGAGCTGCGCAAGCTTGAGGTTGACGCTGAAAAGGCTAAGTCACAACTAGGCGAATCTAGGTATCGTCAGAGCGCTAGACCCAATCAACTTCCACCTGAAGGCGACTGGCGTATCTGGCTTGTTATCTCTGGTCGTGGCTGGGGAAAGACTTTTACCGGCGCAGGCTGGCTTGTAGAGCAGGCATTACAGCAACCCAACACAGAGTGGGCAGTAGTCGCTCCAACCTTCACAGACGTACGACGTACCTGCGTTGAAGGGCCATCAGGAATCATCAAGAGCCTGTTACCTGGTCAAATAACTTTCTACAACCGTTCCAATGGAATGATTACGCTTTCCAACGGATCAAAGATTCACATGATTAGTGCCGAAATCCCTGACCGAGCGCGTGGACTTAACTTGTCCGGCGCATGGCTTGACGAGTTTGCGGCATGGCAGTACGAAGATACATGGACTGCTGGTCTAGCACCGGCGCTCCGAATTGGTAATCCACAAGTCGTTATCACGACGACACCTCGCCCGACGAAACTTATTAAAGAGTTCATAGGCCGCACAGACGGTTCAATAGTCATCACAAGAGGTAGTACGTTTGATAATGCAGCTAACCTGTCTGAGGCTGCGCTCGCTGAACTGCGAAACCGTTATGAGGGAACTCGTATCGGAAGACAGGAACTTTATGGGGAAGTATTATTTGATGTGCCCGGGGCTCTATGGAACCTCGAAATGATTGAGTCAGCTCGTATTAAAGAAGCACCTGACTTTGTGCGTATTGTGGTCGCTATTGACCCTGCGACAACCTCTGGTGAGAACGCTGACGAAACAGGAATAGTTGTTGTTGCTAAGGGAACGGATGGTAGGGGTTATGTTCTTGCTGATCGCAGTTGTCGTGATACTCCTTCTGGGTGGGCTCACAGGGCGATAGCCGCATTTCATGAGTTCAACGCTGACCGCGTGGTTGCTGAAAAGAACCAAGGCGGAGACATGGTTGAGCTTACAATCCGATCCGTTGAGCCGACAATCCCATTCAAGGGCATTGTGGCTAAGGTCGGAAAACGCCTTCGTGCTGAACCGATAGCCGCGCTCTATGAGCAGGGCCGCGTATCTCACATTGGCGCTTTTGATTTACTTGAAGACCAAATGACCGGCTGGGTTCCTGACTCCGGTTATTCACCAGACCGACTCGATGCCTTAGTGCATGGGTTGGCTGAACTTGGACTTGCTACCGGCGCATCAGCCGACAGGTTCTTTGCACAAATCGCACCGGCTTGTACGGCTTGCGGTATTCCAAATGACGTAGATGCTTTTAACTGTAAAGGCTGCGGTGTTCTATTGAGAGAACCAGTAGCGCAATTATTAACATCCGGCATCAACCCATCTCACCGAGGACAATAAGTGGCTCTATTCAAGCGAAAGAACAATACCTCCCTTGCGGCGGAAATTGTTGCTGAAATGCAAAAGGCTGGAATGGCCTCAACTCCACTCGGCGGTGGCGGATACAACTCTGCTTACGCGGCTAACGAAATGTCAACCGCAGGTCAGGGAATCGTAACCACCATCGGACAAGCTGTACCAATGCCACGCCCCGGCTTCGTTGAAGGTGGCGGTGGATTCGGTGCAATGCTCGGCCCAGCAGCTCCGCTACTCCCAGCACCAATCGACGTAGTTCTTGACGACTCAGGTCGCGCCCTACCTCGTAAGTACGAATACCAGACTGCAATCAACCTCAACCTGACACAGACCGAGGTTCCGTTCCAGGTGCTTCTTTCACTTGTTGAGCAGTGCGACATCATTCACCGCGCCATTGAAATCCGCGTAGGTGACATTGTCAAGCAAGAAGGCACATGGACTCTGTCAGACCAAGCCATTGCCGACATCATGCAGGAGCAGAACTGCTCACACGCTAAGGCAGCTCTAATTGGTCGTGAGAAGTACGGCGAACAAATCAACCGCCTTCGTGAATTCTGGTCTAACCCATACGTTGCAGCTGACCGCTCATTCTCTGAATGGCTAACTGAAAGTTTATGGCAGGTCTTCACCTACGACCAGTGGTGTGTCTACCCTCGTTACAACTTCAAGGGCAACGTCATTGGCTTCGACATCATCGACGCTCCGACTATTAAGATTCTGCTCGACAACCGAGGTGACATTCCTCACCCACCACAGCCTGCCTACCAGCAAGTCTTGTGGGGTTTCCCTCGCGGTGAGTTCATTGCTTCACCAGATGCCGACGGCGAGTTCTACGCTGGCTCAGGCAAGGACAAAGAGTTCCTCACAGACCAGATGAGTGTGTTCGTAAAGAACCGTCGCACATGGTCACCATACGGCTACTCACCAACTGAAGAGGCAATCCCAGCCGCTTCGCTTTACTTGAACCGCCAAGTGTGGATGAACTCTGAATACCAGAACGGATCAACACCGCAGACATGGATGCGCACTAACTCACAAGAGTTGGACATTCACAAGCTGGCAGAGTTTGAGCGTATTCTGAATGGTCGTCTAACAGGCAACACAGCAGAGCGTCACCGCATCAAAGTATTGCCAGACGGTTTCGAGCCAGTTGCAATGCCTACTATTGACGAGCGCTTTAAGTCTGACTACGACGAGTACATCATTAAGCGCATTGCCTCAATCTTTGGTGTATCCCCAGCAGCTCTCGGAGTCGTGGCTCGTGCCGGACTCGGTGGCGGTAAAGGTTCACAAGAAGGCGAACAAGAGAACGTAGAGTCAGTCTCTACTAAGCCAATGGAAGACTACGTAGTCTCCGTTATTAACTCTCTATCACGTCGCTACCTCGGTGCAGACCAGAACGTCACATTCGTTCTCAATGACCGCAAGGGCGCTCGTGAGGATATGCTCCGCTCTAAGGCACTTGAGACTTCATTGTTCTCAGGCCAGAAGACACTCAACGACGTACAGGGCGAACTCGGACAGAACCTCTACGATATGCCAGAAGCCGACGAGCCGTTTATTGTCGCTGGTAACACAGTCACATTCCTCAAGGGATTGTTGTCAGTAAACGCACAAGGCGAAACCACAGGACAGGTACAAGATGGACATTTACTCGTTTCCCAAGAAGGCCAAGTCTCCGAAGGCAAAGAAGGTACGCAAAGTAGCGTCGCCGAAAGCAAGCCACAAGTCGGTGTCGGTGAAAGCCAAGCGCCGAAGGCTGGGGTAGGCAAGGACATTCCTGCCGTTGGAGCACCTGCGGATCAGAAGTCAGCAATGACAGAAGAGCTAAAAGACTTTGGTCGCTTCGTCAAGTCACGCCACAAGCGCGGTAACTGGCGAGCATTTGACTTTACTACATTCGACGCAGAAGTCGCTGACAACCTCAACGAACAGGCTTACTTCATTGTCAAGGGCGTTACACCAATGCCTGAGAACATCTACGAGTGGGCTAATGACATTGCGAACAGTGAGATAACTGATACCCCAAAAGGTTTAGTTACTAAGCGCAACAAGGAAGACCTACCGGGTTTTCAACACCGCATTGACCTACAACAGAAGCACGTCAACGACGTTCAGGCAGCGCTAGCAGCTTCTGTAATTGGTATCGCAGCAGCAGTTGACCAGGCACACGCCTCAATTCCTGCCGCCGGTACTGACATCAGCGCAGTGCGTTCAGTTGCACAACAGGCAGTTCAGCACAACATCAAGACTGACACCAAGCCAGGAACACAAGTGCTTACTCGCCTTTACACAGAGGCAGCCAACGTAGGCGCAACACGAGCAGCAAAAGAAGTTAAGGGTGTTCCAACAGTCGGCAAGACCGTTGAGCAACTTCTTAACGAAGCCAAGCTCACAATAACGAACATCAACGATACGACCTTAAAGCGCATCTCCGACGCACTAACAATCGGTATGCACCAGGGTCAGACTCGTAAAGACTTGTATGACGCAGTAAACTCAATTGTTAATGATCCAGCAAGGGCAATGACAATTACAGTTACAGAGACAAGCCGTTCATACAACGCAGGTTTGTCGGATACATTCGCAGCAGCAGGAATAGAGCAGTTCAACTGGATTGCTTATTCAACCGCTTGCCCGGAATGTGACGACATGGAATCAAACAACCCATACGATGTTGGTAGCGAAGAGCCACCACTGCACCCGAACTGCGAGTGCGATATGGAACCAATCACACCAGAGTTCCAGCTCTAGGTGCATAACCCTAATCAGGAGAATAATCAAATGGCTCAAGACATTACCTACGCCTACTTCGGCGGACTAACTGCAAAGCGTGGCGAAGATGGCTACATCCGAGTAAAGGGTCTTGCAACAGACGCAACACTCGACCTCGATGAGCAAATCTGTGACCCTGAGTGGCTCAAGACTGCCATGCCAGAGTGGTT